AACGTAAGGTCACCCGACCCATCCAAAGGCTTCACCGAGTAGACCTTTTGGTTCTTGTATCCCGAAGGAATCATTACGAGGCTTGCCTCATCAAAATAACTGCTCATCAGTTCAAAATAAATAGTTGGTCAATCAAGCATTCTTCTCCCTCCAATGTTGCTCCGTCATCGGTCATACGCTGGATGTAAGTATCAAAAATATCGTAGTAGGTGTCCTCGTTCAGATCCTGAATAGCAGCCACCAAGCAATCGTATCCCTCAACTACCCCACCATCATTGGTTACACGGGTAACGTATTGGTCTACGATTTCATTTGCAGGAGAGAAGCACGGAGGTGCTGACTCGTTCTGGATGGACAAAGTGGTTTCATCCACTTGGCCGAACCAAGTAGAGCAGTAGATAATTCCCCAAGAAACAAGATTTGCCATTAGATGTAAATTAGTCGTGATTTTTTACTATTACGCTTGTTGCGATTGTATTCCAAAGTTCTTGAAATACCAATAGCGTTACATCCTTGCGTCATGTTGTCGTAGAAAAATCCAGTCATCAAATCAACTACAGGCTTGTATACATTTGTCTTGCCCAACCGAGCAGCTCGCATTTTAGCTCTTGTTTCTTCGCTTGCTTTAGTACCCCTTCTTTTTGAAGCTGTTTTCTCTAAAGTCTCTTTTGATGGGTTTACCTGTCCATCACCGCCATCGGTCATATTCACAAGGTTTCCAAGACCTAAATCTTTCCTTCCGTATTCTTGAATCATTAACTGCTCAAGTTCACAGGCTTGCTCCCAAGAGATGTCACGAGCGACAATCTCAACGATGACTCCGTGCTTCTTGTAAACATTAGTCCAATGTTGATTGCGTGACTTGTTAAACGCATAGGCTCTGCGCTCGGTAGTACCGATGCCGACATAGAACACTTCATAAGTGTCTGCTTTCCTATGTGTGTAAACAATGCTCACTTGGACTCTTTCTCCTTTAAATAACTTTTTAACTTCACTATATTGCCCTTCTTGGGTTCGTATTGCTTTTTACAACACCCACGAGCTGAAGTTTGCATCTGTGTCTGGGAAGACATCGGCATTTGAGTTTTGATAGTATTCAGGAAACTGCGCTTGGTTGTAGCTCATATAGGTGATGAAGCGGTCAGTATAGTACTGAGCAATGTTGCGCTCCTTCTCAACCAAAAAGTCAACCTCATTCTTTTCTACGCTTGTTGAATTCTCGCTTGTGTGCTTGTATACACCGCCATTGGCAATCGTGTACGCAGCAAAAGGCAAGTACTCCACCATAGCGTAGTGGATCAGCATCGGCTGAAGGTAGTCGTTTACCAACGCCAAGTAGGGATTCGCAAGCGTTCCTGCGATGATGTCGTTGCTAATCTTGTCGTATAGGCGAGTACCCGTATAGTTTTGGATGTGGATTTCTTGGGCAATCTTGATGAACTGAATAAACTTATCCGTGTCCACGTTGCCACCGAGTGCGGTGTTACGCACCAAATCCTCTCGCTTAATCCAAAGTGCCGTTGCCATTTCTTATCTTATTTAGGGATTCCGTTCTTGCGAGCGTACTCTGCCGTGTAGCCTGAGTAGTCCATGTCAGTAGGTCGTTTGGCTACATCCTTTGGGTTTGTTTGTAAGTCAACTCCTGCTTTGCGAGCTTGGTTAACGCTCACCTCCGCATTAGGATTTCCCACGTCTGGCTTTACTCCTTCGGATTTTGCGAGGTACGTCTTACGCATCCAGAAGTGGCGGCATCTTGCTCCGCCCTTGTAGAGCCAAATTGAGTAGGTAGCAGAGCCACCCTCACCGAATCCTGCATTTACCGCTTGGCTTCCCATGCGCTCAATGTCCTCCTTGCGGTAGACCTTGCCTGCTGATACCATCTTCTTGCAGAACTCACGACTCGTAGCCTGTGTGCTTTCGGGAGCATACGAATACCGTACCTTGTATTGGCGGCCTTCTTCGGTTACGCCATCTTGCGAGCTTTTAGCGTTCGGGAATGCGCTGCCTGTTGATGCAAAGTCGTACTTGCTCAACGCTTGCTCCGCTTCGTAGTCAACGGGTCGCTCATCTACAAGTTCCCATTCATCTTCGTTGATGACTTCTCCAACACCATCAAGAAGCTCAAGCCATTTGCTCTCTTGCTCTTCGGTGAATTCAGGCACATCGCTCTTGAACTTCTGCGACTTCATCTGCGTGATGATGTTTGATGCGTTGCCTGCGAACAAAGCACGGGCAACCGCAGGATCAAACTGAAGCATCTGCACAAGGAACGTGATGGCTTGGTCTTGTGTAAGAACGCCCTCCTGTACGGCTCGCATAATATCCAACGAGCTTGCAATCTGCGCTCCGTTGTACGAGGCCTCCTTCTGAATCAACTCCTCTTGAGCCTCAGAAGGAACGCCACCAACAGGCTGCGCCTCGCTAACCTTGATGCCTGTTTCTTCTTCCACCACTTCGGCATCCTCTACAACGAGGTTGCTGAACTCAAGCGGCTGAAGCGTCTTGAAGTAGACGTTAAGGCTGAGGTCGTTGTACGAGAGAATCTTGTTGATGCCATCCAAGATGGTTTCTTGCATCGGCTTGATGACAATGTTCTCAAACAGAATAGAAGCCGTTTTAAGCTCATCTGCGTTGTTTCCTAAGCCTGAGTTATCCTTGATGCCCATAAGCATCGGAGAAGTGATGCGGTGACCTACCATCAGTTTCTGCATTGCCTCATTGGACAAGAACTGATATTGGTTGTGAGCATCGCTCAGTTGTACCGTTTCAAGTGTTGCTTTTGATTCGGCATTGTCGTTGAACGCCAAGATAAACTTGCCTGCATTATTCGTGCCGCTAAACTTGTTAGCAATCTGCATCTCAATAGACCTACGCTCCTCCTCGCTGGGTACTCCGTTGTTGAAATTGATGAGCATAGAAGGGTTTAGGCCGTTCTGGATGTTGTTGATGTGGAAGTTGGCAATCTCCTCCTCAAGCTCAGCGTAAGGCAACGCCCCCTGATAATCCACAGGTGAGTAGTAGTAGAATCCTGCTCGGTAGGGTTTGATGTACAATACCTCAAGACCTTCCTTGCTCGTTCCAAACGCAGGAATGCGTACAGGCGTTTCTTTACGTTGCGCTACTGCACCCCAATCCTTTGCGTAATAGTAGCCTTCAATCTCGCCATCTTCATTGCACTTCTCTGCACGTAGGCTCTCAATAGGTAAATGCTCTACCTCTACAATCGTGTTGTGATCTTGCGAGTAGATGACTTGGATAGCACATTGCCCCATCATCTTGTAGTCGGCAACGAGCTTACGAACGCAGTCCTTATTGAACAATCCCTTCATGGCTGCGTACTCACTCGGCTTGCGAGCAGAATCCGTAGCATCCAATCCCTCACCATAGATAAAGTCAACTACGCCATTGATTAGGGCGTTATTGGTTGGGGATCCGTTGTATCGGTCAATTAGGTATTGGAAGTAGTTATTGTCATCGCCATACTGCACCCAATCCTTTCCCTGCACCTCGCTGATGTTAGGGGTGGTGTAAGAGGATAGGTTTACAACGTGGACTTTAGATGATGATGTAGTCATTGTCGTAGCTTGTTTCTTCCGTGTAGACATTTTGGTTTACCGTGAATTTGGCGTAGTCAGTTTGTGGCGTTACGAAGACCCTATCTCGGTAGATTAAATCTCCATCGTAAAATACCTTCAGTCCGTAGAATCGGTTGTTGACCAATGTAAAGGTAGAAGTCAGGTACATAAAGCCGTTTGCCTCCTCAATCGTAGGATTGATTGTAGCGGTCGTGTTGGTGCTTTCATCGGTCAAGAGTAGCGTAACACCATCAAGGTTGTTTAATGCGCTCTCAACGCATAATACGCCCTCAAGCGTACCATCATCAAGCAACACACGCTCAAAGTAAAAATCCAAATCCTCTTGAGAAAAAACAAACTCACGAGGGATGATGGTAATTGTTTGAGGCAAAGCCGATACTTGTAGAATATGCATCTCAACTAAATAACCTCTGCCTAAACTTTTGTATAAAAAAAGAGGGGCTTTCGCCCCCCTTCTCCATCCATTTGCGCCATTCCGTTCAATAGCACAAGACAAATATAGGTTACGAATTCGTACCTACAACAATCGTGTCGTTAGCAGAAGCAAGTCCAGCAAACGGATTAGCAGTCGTAGCACCTGCGATGAAGTTAGCAGGAAGTTGCTCCTGAGCCTCCATTACAAGCGTGTAGCCAGAAAGGTCACCCATAGCAGCACCCGTTACGATAGTGCCGCCCGTTACCTCTGCTCCGTAGTTCTTACCCATCAAGAAGGCATTGCCGTTGTAGTCCTGTACGATAACGTACGGACGGCCGTAGGCCAAGAGCTTCAACTCCTTGTTATCTTCTTTGGTAAGCTTGGTCAAGGTCAGGTTCAGCGTCTGCGTGAAGAAGGTAGTACCATTCTCACGGCTTGAGTTGAAGGCCTGCTCAAAAGATGAGTTACCTTTTACCAAGTATTGGTATGCAGAGAATGTACCGCTAATATCGGTCACCTCATCGTTGGTGAGGGTGATAGTACCCAAGTCACCAAAGTCTACAAAGTAAACGGCATAAATACCGCCTACTACATCTTTACACGGAACCTTCCGCCCTTTAGTTAAATCGCAAGCCATTGTTTGTTGTTTGAATTAAAAAAGGGGGCGGGGCAGAACCCACACCCCCTCGTGGTTTAATCTATGTACTCGGATTAAGAGTAGAGAACTACGTCAGTTCCGATACCGTACTGAACACCTGCGAAGAAGCGCAAGATAACACGGATGTTGTCAGATCCATCAAGATCAGCCATGTCAAGAACACGAACCTCGTTACGCTCGTTCAACAGACCCGTACCGAAGAACAGGTTAGAAGCCTGAGCAGCAACCATCTTGTTAGAAGGAAGACCGTTAGCCATAGCTACTTTGATACCATCAAAGAACAGAGGCTGGTCACCGTACCACATCGTGCCTTTGTTCTCAACACCGTTAGCACCTACACCAGCAGCAGCGAAGCCACCCAATGCACGAACGTAAGCCTTAGCAACGTTTTGCGGAACGTAGATGGTCAAGTCCTCCTTGCCGTAAAGGGCAGCAGGGATAGCGTCTACAACCTTACCAAGCTCAGCGATTACGTTAGCAGCCGTTACGGTAGTAGCAGTTACGTCAACTACATCAGCGTCAGCAGTCATCAAAGACAGGAATCCAGAGAACTCACCAGCAGAAGCAGCGTTACCATTCCAAATGTTCTGCTCAATCTTCTGGGCAGTCTTGGCAGCAACGTGGGCGATAAGGAAGTCAGCAAAAGAAGCAGGGATGCTATCGTAAGCAGAGAAGCCCATTTGACCACCGATCCAAGAATCGTAGTAGTCCTTCTTGCAGAGCTGCAGGTTAACTTGGAACGGTTCAACCTCAAGAACACGGTCGGTCAAGGTCAAAGTAGACGTAGCGTCAAAGTCGCAAGTAGCGTCTTTTACGATAGCATCGGTGTTAACCTTTTGCAGGGTGGTCTTGAAGTTTACGTTGGGAAGGATCTCAATGAGTCCCTTGTCCAGCGTGTCTGCGCTCAACAGAGCAGCAGAGATGTACTTGGAGGCAAATTGTCCAGCGTACGAAGTAGTGATTGAAGTGGTCGTAGCCATTTTCGGGTTTTATTATTTGTTAAGACGTGCAAGGACTCGGTCAATCGCCTTTGCAGGGCGGTTAAATTCTACCTTGTTGACTTGCTTTTTTTCGGGGTTGTGTTTGATGGGCTTAGCAGCAGGTGCAGCAGACAGCTCAGCCTTAACGGCAGCCATCTCCTCCTTCTTGGCGTAGCCGCCCATCTCCTCACGCATTGCTTTCATCTCCTCACGCATCATTGCAATCTCCTCAAGGACTTTCTCCACGATGGCTGCAACGGCAGGAGCTTCTTCTTTTACTTCAACTTCAGCAAGCTCGGTTGCAGGTTCTTCAACTGAAGCCTCAACTTCAATCTCTACCTTCTCCTCTACTTCTTCAGCCTTCTCTTTGATTTCAGCGATTACACCTTCTTCAGCGATAACCAATACACGGCCATCAGCAAGGAGATGCTCACCAACAGGAGCAGGAACACGGTCTTCGCCACTAACGACAAATACTTCGTTTCCTGCTTCAAATACTTCAGCCTCAAGAACAGCACCGTTCTCAAGGGTCATTTGCTCAAACTTAACCTCACGAATGGAGCTAAGTTCGGCAAGGATGCGGTTAAGGATATTATTTGCTTTCATATCTAACTAAATAAAAGAGGGTTGGTTGTTTGTTACATTTTATGGGTTGAGTTCTACATCACCTTGACCAGTCAATGAGCCGATGCCCTGAGCAGGCAGAGAGCCATCGCAGCACTTACGTGAGTAGGTATTATCCTTGCAGAGGCATCCTCTGTTGCCGCCTCTTGGTGAGGATACGGGTAGCTTTTGTGGTCGTATCATAGTTTGCCCAATTCTTTAAGTTTAGATTCTGCCCAACGCTTTGCAGCAAGTCCACCCCATAGAAGGTAGCTAATCGTGCCGCAAGCGGTAGTGTCGTTCTCATCGTAGTATTCTTCGGCTCTTGATAGGTACGAGTACATACGGGTGATGGTTTCTACGCTCACAGGTTTGCCTTGCGCCAACTGCTGCGCTCTTACCTTACCAACAGGCGTAGCACATTTGTTGCCGTTCTTCTCGTTAAGCACGATACCACGCTTGGCGTTAGAGCGTACCGCTTGTGGGTAGTCCGAGTAGGATTCCAATTCCATACGCTTGCCTGACTTCTTGCGACCATCCTTCTTGATGATGGCTACAATCTGCGACAATAGGAGAGCCGCCTCTTGCTCCTCAAGACGCTCCATCTCTTGCTTGGCGAAGTTCATCTTGTCAACGAAGTAGCCCTCAATAGAGAATCCCTTGACCTTGCCAGTCTTTACGAAGCCATCCCAAATCTCTGGGTTGTTGACCTTCATGGAAACCATCCACGTACCAACAGGCAAATCAAATCCGTACTTCTTGCTCTTGTCGTGTACCTCATCCTCAATGATCCACGACTCTACAACCGTGAGGCCGTTGATACCGACCTCGTGTTCAAGCGTAGCGTTGTTCTGCTTGGCCTTCTGGAAGAACATCTCACTCGCTTTGCGGATAGTTTCTTGGCTAAAGTAAACGTAGAACTCCTCCTCGCCATTGACTCGGTAGATGGGTTTGTTTGGAACGAGTGCTGCTCCCATTAGGATACGCTTCTCGTTATCCTGTGCAGCGAACTCTACACGCTCGGATTTGAGTGCAATAAAGTCCTCCTCAATAGCAGGATGCTCTACGAGGCTGATGGCATCAATCCCCGTGAGTGCCATCGTTTCATCTAAGATTAGTTCAATAAGTTTCATTATCCGAATGTTGCGGTTCTTACTCGTTGGCGTTGCAGTTGTTGTGCGGTGCTTACATCTTGGCTGACCACATACGCACGGATGGGCTGCTGAAACTGACCACCTATGCTTTGTGCAAGTTGGTTGATTCCTGATTGCCCTACCACGTTAAACTGCGGTGCTTGTGATGCAGCCGTAGGAACGGCAGTAGGTACGCTTGGTGCAGCCGATGAGCCTGAGGGCTTTGCGCTATTGATGTTGCGGATAGATGCAGCAGCCGTTGCAGCAAGAGCCGCCAACTGAATACCCCTGTTGATTGAGCCAAATGGTTCTGGTAGTGAAGTGCTGCTTTTGAATATACCGACTGCTGCTTGCGCTGCATCAATAAGCACGTTTGCTGATGCTACCGCCTTGCTCTCGCCAAACAAAGCAGTAAGCGCACCTTGAACCGCATCTATGCTTTGGTTCATCATTGCCGCCTTAGCATCTGCCGTAGCCTTGTCAATGGCCTTTTGAGCATCAGCAGTCTTCTTGTTGATGGCAAGGATTTCATCGCTCTGCTTTTGCTCAAGGGCAAGACGCTGCTCGGCCGATAGCTCATCCAACTGAAGCAACGCAAAGTATTTGTCACGTACTGCATTTATCTCACGCTGCTGATCCGTTAGAAGAAGGTCATAGGCTTGGTCAAGCTTTTGGCTTTGGCTTGCAAGGAATGCTGACTGCGCTTCATCTTGAACCTTGCGGAGTTCTTCTTCTGCCTTTATCTGCTCATCAAGTCGTGCCTTCTCCTCTGCACGTAGGCTTTTTACCTCCGTACCGAGTCTGCGCTTGCGAGCGATGCTTGCCGTTTCTAATTCCTGAACACGGGCTTCGGCTTCTGCTACCTGTACAAGTTGGTCTTCGGATGCCTCGCCTATTGCTACCTGTGCCTTGAGTGCGGTAAGGCGTAGCTTCTGCGTTTTGATTTCAGCGTTGGCTACTTCTTCTTCAAGTGCTGCTGCTCGCTGCACGGCAGCGATACGCTCCTCCGTGCTTTTGGTTAAGTCATCAGCAATGAAGCGTGCCTCTTGAATCTGCTTGTTTGCTTTGGCTCGTTGTACAATAAGCGCACGTTCAGCATCTTCTGCATCGTTTAGTAGTCGTGCGACTCTTGCTCCCTCACGGCCTGCGGCAATCGCTGACTTTCCCAACTCCTTAAGCGCATCAATAGCACCACCCACCTTGTCGGTTACGTTCTCCACTCCCAGAGTTACCTTGCCTACCGCATCAGCAGCAACCTTTCCTGCTGCCTTGAACTCACCACTAAACGCAAGGCTGATGGCTTTACCCAGAGCAGGTAGAAGTTCAAGCATCCCCTCTACTCGGTTGGTGATGTTTTCTTTGATGGCGTTGCCGAAGTCAATCAACGCTTGCTTCGGATCGCTGAAGGCATTAAAGAGCGTTTCTCCAAGCGTAACGAGTACATCAGTAAGCTTGCGTACTGCGCCACCGATTGCACCCATTACAACGGCTAAAGCATCACCGCCTCGTTCCGTTTCTTTGAAGTAGGCTACGAGCGAGGTTACTGCTACAAGCAATGCTCCAAGACCAGTAGCAATGATTGCTCCCTTTAGCGTGGTGAATGCAGACACCGCACTCTTTACCCCACCAACTAAACTCTTGAACGCAGATACTGCTCCGCCTGTCCTTTTGTCTAACGCCTCAAGGCCATCCTTGATAGCATCATTAGCCTCTGTTGCTTTCTCTTGGGTCTTCTGTGCCTCAATGCCTACGGCTTTAAGTGCCGCAATAGCGGAGGAGGCATCGCCTTTAATCTCAATTACTTCAACTGCCGCCATTGCAACTTAATATATTCGTTCCATCCTTCGGGTAGTTTGTGCTTGCCTTTGGCGATTTCTATATTCTCGCCTGCACCAATCCACTCATCCGAGTTGAGGAGTTCAATCAAATAACCTAAATACGTCTGCTTCATACTACGTTAAGGAGTTCAAATGTTGCTTTGCCCGTAGTCAAACCCACCTGCACGGAATTGACAATGTACTTGTTGTTGTTCCAGATTACTCCGTTTTGGAGGTTCATAGATAGCATAGCACCAAGCGGTAAAACCGCATCAACCTGAAAGAGCCTACGCCTTACGTTGTAAAGATCGGTGATGTAGTCGCTCCAGTATTCGTTGTATAAACTACGGCTTACGCTTTGCAAATGATATGGGTCAATGTCTGCACCAAAGCACGTGGAGTACGATGCTCCTGCGCTGGTGGGCAGATTTGATGTATTAGCATACCAACAATAGTCTACCTGCCGACTGCTTGTATTGTCCGAGTTAACAAAAGCAACGGGATTGGAGCTGATGTTGTAATCACCATACGAAGCATAAAAAACAACAGGCGCACCTAAGTATTTGTTAAATGTGCCATCCTCGTTTGTATTCTCCGTGATGCTTTTGTAAACAAGTACGTTGGTTAATACTCCTGTGTCTAAATCGGTAAGCCTCTCAAACAATGGACACTCAAACGGGACTTCAATAATAAAATCCTCTGCATCAAATGCAAAGAAGTTACGTAGATCACCAAATCCTGTATTGTTAACCTTTTGGTATTGGAAACCGAGTATCTGCTCCGTGTCTTGGTATTTGAACTCAATCTCCCTAAATAGCGGAGGTCGGTTTACAGAGTACTCCGTGATGTCAAAGTATTGCTGGTAGTCCTTGTCGCTTCCTGCTGCGTACCAATCATCCAACGGCTGAAGTAAGAACGAGGTAGATGTGGTAGGTACGATCACCATGTTGTACATCTTCAGGATTCCAGCAAGAAAGTCCCTTACCTTAATTTCAGGCATTAGGTCGGTAACTATGACCGTGAAGGTATATACCGCAGCGAGCGTCTGGTCTACCGAGAACTCAACACCTGCTAAAGAGTTGATGCCTGAATAGTCCGTGCATTGGTAGTTCATAGATGCTGCTACCTGTGGGCGGATGAATAACTGAATGGTGTCACCCTCTGTGTAGAGCAAGTTCTCCATCGTGCTTGTAACCGATGAAGCAGGATGTGCATCTACTAAAACCGAATAGTCAAACACACCATTGCGGAATACACCTAATTCGTAGTTCTGGTCTACGTTAGCCATCGTGATGTCAAGGTCGTACTCCTTGCTCTCTGGTACTGTCCACGTTTCGGTGGTCAGATTAAATTGGCTACCGCTGCCTGTGTTTCGGTTGAAGTTAATGAGCTTCCATTCAATGTCGTTACCCGACTCAAACATATACCCCTCAAAGCGGTGAAGCCATAGCGATAGGTCTACGAATGGGTTAGCCGATAAGAATGAACCCGTAAAGGTTATTCCGTATTTTGCTTCTATCGCATCTAAGATGGCGTATGCCTTCATCGCAGGCTTCAACTCGTAGTAGTGAATTCCGTGCGCTTCGCTTAGGCTATGCCAAGCTATATTTGAATCATCGTGACTACTATTACTTGAATTGTAAAACCAATTCTTTACAGGACTCATCAACGGATAAAAGAACGCATTGTCGTACTCGGTAGTGAAGCGATCAAAGATTGCATCATCCGTGTACTCGTGGTCGTATGCGCTGAAGTTTAAGTCATACAGGTAGTCATCACCAAACAAATCGGTAAGGTTTACCAAGCCGCCGTAGAACGTAATGTTGTAGGCGTATGGTTCAGTACCCTTTAGTTGTACACCATCAAGCTCTACCGAACCAGAGCGAAATGGCAACGAGTTAATCTCAATGAACGCATCTTGGCGAAAGCGAGCATCAAACGTGCCACTAAAATCGGTGCGGTAGTAGTATCCGAAGATGGCGTTATTCGTTGGCGTAGCAGGAATGGTGAACCCTTGCGTGAAGTCGGTAAACACCTTGCTGATGTCCTGCACATTCTGCACCGAGATGTTGAGGTTTATCTCCTCATCTTGGAATACATCAAGCCTCTGACCATTGACATAAATATCAACCTTATTCATCGTACAAGCATCCGTTGGTCAAACGCATAGGTGAAGCTCATCGTGTAGTTGATGGTCTTGTCGTTGATGGATTTCTGGTAGTCAATGCTTCCACGATTCGGAACGATAGCAACCCATTGCCCATCTTCGTATACGGCTACCTTCTCGCTCATCAGAATCTCCTCCATAATATCACCATACGACTCATCCACGAATCCCGTGTTGAGCGTTAGCGTGTTGCGAGAGTTGATATTGAACGATTGGTATTTGCCGTTCACGTAGTTGACATCCGTATACGCATCCGCATAGATGCTCTTTTGGTATTGGTCTTGTGTGAAGTTACCTTGCTCGGTTGACTTCTTGAAGAACGTGAGGTAGTCGGATACTCCGTACTTGTTCACGAACTGAATGAGGTATGGGTCGTACTTGGGTTCACAAATGACCTCAAAGTCGTAGGCAACCTTGTCATCGTTACCGCCAAGATCATCTACCGCTTCGCATAGGCAGCCAAGTGCTTCTACCGTTCCACCATCAGCCTTCACTCTGTCGTTGTAGCTGATGCACTCATTGTTGACAAGCAGATTGATGGTGTAGTCATCGGTTGGTGTTACGCCCAAGAATGTTGCTACGTTGGTAACACCACTCGGAATGTAGATGACCATCTGCGTAGAGGTCGTGGTTGTGTTAGCCCATCCCAATTCATCCTTGAGCGAGAACCAGTATTCTACGCCATTAATCTCAATCGTGAATCCGTTAACACCCGAGTAGGTGTTGTACGATACGGCAAGGCTCTGCGAGTTTCCTGCAAGCACTTGGAATGGGCGTGAAGTAACAAGTCCTGCTTGAGTGACTCCTGCGTTCTGGAGTTCTCCTAAAGACTTATAGCCATCAAGAGCCAAGAAGTAAACCGTACCAATAACACCCGTAGTAGGTGCTGCTCCGTTGTTAGAATATGTCCAGTCACCTGTTCTGCGTACCCATACCGCTTCGCCTGTTTCGGATGCGCTTGGCTCGGTGATGAATGCCTTACCAAATGGATGCTGAAACTTCTCACGGATCAGGTCAGACACCTCAAAGTTGATGACCTCGTTGATGGAATAGTTCTTGGATAGCGTGTAGGTGGTCGGGCTTACTACGGGCGTTTGTGTTCCCGTGTATGAGCTGATGTTCACGCTCATCGCATCCAGCGAGTCGTTGGGTAGCGTGTTGTTCTTGCCCGTGATGAAGATGGGGCTGCGAGCCGTAGCGATAGACGCAGGAGTCGCTGAAACAGGTATACTCATTTTCTCAAAAATTCTTTAAAGTCATCGGGGGTAAGTGCGTATGCCTCTACCAATTCAGCAGGCAACTTTTTAAATGCGATGTTGAATGGGCGTGAATAGAAGAACGTGGCAGGTATTCCCTTGCGGTAGATGCTTCGTGCTACAAGGAATGCTGTGCTATCGTAACTCATAAACCTACCGTTCTCTTGGCGAAACTGAATGCGTCTTGAGCGTACCCACTTTTGTATGGCTGCGGTAAGGCCACCCTTTTGACCTGTGCCTGTGCCGAAGCGAAATGGGCTTTCTCGTGTGTTGATTGGTGAGGCTATCTTACCACGCACACCCTTGTCTTGATACTGACCATAGTCAAGCATTGATAGTGATGCCGTAAACGACTCGCCACTCTTGGAGGCTTCAGCATTCCATTGGATGCTATTGTAAAGCTCTTTGCTTACGTTTCTGTTTTGACGGGTGAGGTTAGCCCTCGCCTGCTGCACAACGTATTTTCCGAACTTATCAAGCACCGCTTGTATGCGCTCCTCCCGTGTCATTAGCAAACGCTGATTTCGGTGTTGGCAAGCAGCACATCAAACGTAGCAGTCCAGCCAGCAAGCAAGTTCTCAAAGCGTTCCAAGAACGGAGTGCAGATAGGATTTCCATCTAATTGGTACAAGTCAGAGTACAAAGTGCCTCTGCGTAATTCTTGCACCACATCGTTGATTACTGCGAGTTGGGTGTTGAGTATGTCTTGCACGTTAGAAGTGCCGTAGAAAGGCTCTGGTTGCGCTCGTGGGTCTTCCTTTGTGTCATCAACCACATCCATGCAAACGAGGCTTACGCTCATGCGTACCACCTGACCTTCAAAGGTTGCTTGGTTTACGATAATGTGGCTCAATGGGAAGATGGTCTGCTTGTTCAAATCAATGTCAAATAGATCACCTGTGGTGACTACGTTGACTTGGCTATGTGCTTCAAGCGTATCCTTGAGTTTGGTGGTGATGTCGTAAAACTGCCTCATTTCATAGATTTCTTTAGGATGTCGTTTTCAACTTCTTGCTTTTGCTTTTCAAAGGTGAGGAACTGAAGGCATTCGTGAAGTTCAAGTTTTGATATTTCGGATAGCCTTCTAACATCTCCTTGAGCAAGCTGATAGAATGTCGCATACCATCCCCATCGTTTGTTAAACTGCGATTGGCGGCTGAACTCGTTGTCTTGTTCTCCTCCAAATAGTTCATCGTAGCTTGCAATAGTTCGTTCCCTAAACGATAAAAAAAAAGCACCGCACCCATTACTACATCCATCGGGGCTTGCTTCATCAGCTCCGCATATTTGCTTGCTGACTCGTATGGCTCTATTAAATATCGGCTCTTGACCTTTGACGTGATGGGTCGGTACAATACCGCCATAGTCTTATGCAGGCTCTGCACATCTTGAAGGTAGGTGTCAAGGTCTACGAACTCACCGTAGGTGATATTGTCAATCTCTGGTATAAATCCGTATTCATTTTCTCCAAGTTTAAAACTCGGGGTTAGATTCGGCTTTTGCTCAAGCATATCTTGGATGTGCTTGGTGATGTGGCTCACATCCTTGATTCGCACATTGGGCAACTGCGATAACGGAAGGCCGCAGAAGATTTCCAGCATCTTGTGGGTAAGGAACTCCTCATCACCATCAAGCCGAGCAAACCTTTGGTATTGCTCAAGGGTGATCTCCGATAGGTCGGTGGGTACTACTACTTTCAGTTCCATCTAATAAAATAACCTTTAGAATTTAGCGTATAGCATACCTGCCGTAGTTCGGCTTGGATAGCTTGTTGTATGTTGCGTAGCGCATTGCATCTATGGCGTGGTTGAATGCGTCTATGGGTTTGTTTAGGAGGTTTCCGTTTTTGTCCTCTGTCCACTTGTAGTTCTGCATCTCTTTGATTAGGTTGCTGCTTCGTGGGGTAACGAATAGCTTATGTCGCTTCAGTACATCAATACCCACTATGACGCTATCTGCGCCCTTCTGCGTGGGTTTTATGTTCCATCCCATACGATGCAGCTCCTCAATAGATTTGGGTTCGGCAGAATCAGCGTATACCTCTGTGCGCCTGTCAAGGTTTAGGTCTTTTAGCCTGTTGCTGATGTCGGGGTTTGTGAGGCCTGTTTGATAGATGAGTTCATCAGCATACAGGTTATCACCCGACTTGTACACCGCAACAAGCGAGGTTGGGTCATTCGTGTACCCGAAGTCCATCCCATAGGCAAGCAGGGTTGCGTCAGCAGGTATCTCATTCATCCCGAATTGAAAGATGGTAGCACGGCTCATACCACGCTCACCCAAGCCATAGATACGCCAATAGTCCTCATCGGTTTCTTTTAGGCGTTCAATCTCTGCCTTTACGCTTGCATCAAGGAACGGGTTGTCAATGTACGTGGTCTGGAAGAAGTCGCAGTCATCACGGGGTACAACCTTATCGTATATCCAATGGAACGCATCAGAT